TCTATAAGTATTACCTACAAAATATGGGAACTCAGGTTCAAGATTTCCTTGTGATCCAGTATTAACGCCAACAAAGTAAGCATAGACACCATCTGGATATTCGGGTGTCTTACAGAATCTACCGTTGTGCTGATCAAGATCTCCTCTTCCTGTATATTGATAGTCTTCAACAAAGAAACCTGAGGAGAATGATGAGGGTCTATTAGCAACCTGTGAGGTTTGTGCTTCATATCCAGTTACAACCATCCTAACACTAGAGTTACTGTCAGAAGGATCGCTGAATGCATAAGGACCATAAATGGGATTTCCATCATATGCCCATCCAATAATTGGTGAGTGAGTTGTTCCAGTATCATTAAATTGACTGAATCCAACAGCAGTTGAATATCCAACGACGGAATACTTTAAGTTTCCAATAGATTCTGTGAGAAGGAACTCATCACCAAATCTTTCAAAGTTATTAACTCTAAGTGATCTAACTGAGGGTTCTAAAATAGTTCCTCTACCTGCAGGTGTAATTTTAATTGATGGTGACTCACTATATCCGATTCCTGCATTAACTACTTTAACTTCAGTAATCTGACCATTTGATACGATAGGACGTAAACGTGCTCCTACACCAGTTCCTAAACCAACAACTTCCAAATCGGGTGGTGAGAAATATTCTGTTCCAGAATCACGAACATCAACAGATAAGATTTTACCGCCTGATACGATTGCCTTTAATTCTGCTCGTTTTCCATTCTTAATGGTAATGGTTGGTTTCTTTTCGAAGTTTACGATCTCGGATCCATAGTTAGTTCCAGTTTCATACAAATACGCATCTACAAGAGATCCTCTAACGATTGGGGTGACAACAAGGTCACCACTTCTACTCAACGTTGTAGGCGAATATACGGCAGTTACAGTTAACTGTACGGGAGGATATGAGAACTCTTGATTACCACTACCAACGGTTTCAAACTTTACATAATCTCCACGATCGAAATCGTAAGTGTTAGTTCCACCAACTCCAGCATTTGCTAATCTAAACGAGTTATTGTCTAACTTAATAACTTTATACTGATCAGTTTCATTCAATCCTGTGATTGTTCCTACACCAGAGGAAGTTCTGTAATTAATAACTTCACCATGTTCAAATCCATGACCATTGAACTTAACAGATGATGTGACTGTAGATATTCCAGTAGTCTTAACAATTAACTTTCTATTCGTATAGTTGCTACCAGGATTAATAACTCTTACAGATTGAAGATGATTTTTACCTTCGTATAATCTAAATTTGTGAGTTCCTTGAGTATTCGTTGTGGTAAATCCAACAGTATTAATTCCTGCGTTATAATCGTTCAGTGTTTCATAAAGTCTAATGGAGTTAATTCCAACTACTTCTGGATAGTAGATTGAACCATTGGATAATGTTTTATTTTGATCAGTATTTGGACCAGCAAAAGATCCAACACCTATGGACGCATTATTATTGTTATTATAAACTAACGCTTGACCATTATGTAAATTATGTGGTTGCTTGAAAATAAGTTGATCATTTACCGTGTCAATACCACCATCTTGAGGTGCAGATCCTCCAAGTATGATAGTAGTTCTTCCACTAAATTCTAACTCCCTAAACCTCTTATTGATGACTGGTTGCAGAATAGCACCAGATCCATTTCCACCATCAATTGTGATTGATATTACTTTCTCAATATCAAAATTTTGTTGATCAACTAAAATTTCTTTTACATTACCACTAATAACAGGTTGAACAAGAGCTGTTGTTCCCGTACCGGGAGACGATATTGTAATCTGTGGCAAATCAATTACATCAAAGTTTGTACCTTGATTTAAAATTTTAAACTCAGACAGAGGTCCATAGTATACTCTATCATCAGACTTATAGTTACTAATCTCAACTCCATTGACCAACATGCCAATGGTTCCCGTAGCAGTTTCTACTGCCTTTCCAGACTTGATATTTGGTTCAATTGGGAATTTCTTAAGGAAGAGGTTCAAATTCAACAAATCCTGCACTAGGAATAAAGGAAGGTGAGTTGTAAAGTCTTATTTGGTTTTTATTCGTTAAAACTTCAACATAGTACAATCCTTCAGATAGTCCAGTGATAGGAGTTGACTGTGGTCTGTAGAAGACTGCATCTCCTGTTATAAAAGGAACATCTGTAGTGAAGGAGATTACAGAATATTTTGTTGTTAAACTATTAAATCCTTGAATTGCACTTCCACTAGCATCAGCAAGAACACTCTTCGATACGGTGGTATCAATGTTATATGATGGCAGAGATGAAGATGCAACGTAGATATTTTTATCTAATTCATTATAAACGTTTTGAACGTTTGCATTTAAGACATTATTTCCATATTGAATTGGTGAGAATGTACTAGAAACTTTTTCTAACTTTCTACGCAAGTCATATTCAACGCCAAAAGTTGGAGTAAATCCTCCAATATTATTCAATGTAAGTTGTTTGGTTGTTGCAGTAGCACTGATAGTAGTTACAACAGCATCAGAAACGTCTACTATCTGTGTATTTCTTCTTAAGATTTCAACAGTATCACCCTCTTTTAAATTTGACTTATCGAAATCCGATTTAAGAACAAACGTAGAACCACTAATACTATCAATTTGAAATCTACATGAAGTATTGTAGACCCATGAATTACTAAGAATTTGTTTTTTGGTTCTGTTAGTAGAAGGATTTTGAATCTCTTCACCTAAGTTTTTAACAATAATCTGCTCACCTTCAGAAGTTAAGTTGATCGTTGTTATTGGAACAAACTTAGAAATGACTCCAGTAATTCTCAATTCTACTTTTTTGGATGTATCTCCATTTTCATATCCAAAAATTACTTCATCAGATCTAATATCATCAGCAGTATTGATGGTATTTGTAACACCAGAGCAATTTAAGAACTGATTTATAGTTTTGCCATCATAAGTTACGGTATTGATTCCAGATATAACTGTTCCGGTAGTGGTAAATCCGACAGTAGAATCAACAGTTATGACGGATGATCCCGCAGAAACATTACCAATTACTTTTGTTTTTCCGGGAATAGTAAATGTTCCCTGAATTGTCTCCAGATCATCATATCCAACGAAGAGACTCATCTTATAATATGATCTATTGTCTCTAGTTACAATCTCAACTTCAGATACAGATGCCTGAGTATCAGCGTCTGTAGACTTTGTGATTGTTTGTCCAATCAGTTTATTGGGATCACCACTAATTCTCTCTGCAAGTATAACTTCTCTTCTTACATACTCTGCAGATGAGGGTTTTACAAGTAATTCTTCCAGATCAACAATCTTAGGATCTACACCATACAAGACGTTGAATAATATTCTAAAGGATTCTTCAGTTCCTTTAGATTGGTATAAAGACTTCGATTCCTTGATGAAGTTACTAACATCAAGATTAGATACAAAATCAGTATCCTCTAAACCAGGAGTTAAGGATGTTTTGATTTTTTTGTAAAATTCATTCAGGAATAATGCACTGAGGTTTTGAACATTTGAACCAGAGGTGTGGATTCCTGCAGAAGAAGTGGAAAATACAAGTTCACCAGGATCATTTGGCGCATGATATGTTGTGATACCACTAAATCCACGTACACAACCAGTGAAAGTATTGGTAGTTACTCCAGTGTAAGTAATAATCTCATCATCAATCTTGATGAGACCGTACTCATTAGGAAATCCTTTCGTAGAATCTACAGAAATTGTTCCACTTGCAGTTGTTATACCTGCAGAAAGTGACGTAGAACCACGAATGACTTCAGGGGTTAAATTATCTAACTTCAGATATTGATCTAAGTTATCGCTAAGGTCAACTGGACCTCCACGATATTCTTGTGAGATATAGTATTGCTTGAAAAATTCTAGCGCATTAGGATTTTCGCTTACTACAAATTCAGGAAGTTGACTATCAATAATCTGCTGAACTTGTACTCTCTTCTCAATGCCCGTCGTTATCATATCAGCCTCGTGTTAATTCCCCGTTTGAGTAGCTAGATGTCACTTTATAACCAACACCAGAAATCTGCTCACCCGATGAAATGGTATCTTTAACCATATTTATTGTGCTACTGGAAATGTTAAAATCAAGATAAAGATCTTGAAGTCCGATAACATCATTCGACTCAGGATATGCCTGAACCTCAACAACATTGTTTGGTTTATCGGTAGAAGTAATATTGATGGTTGTTAAATTAACTTCGCCCTTGACATAATCAACCGTTCCTGCAGACTTGACGACAACAACGTTTCTACCTGCTTGCCCATCCAAAACTTCCTTCTTAACAATAGAAAGAACACCTGTTAATCTATCTGCATTAGGAGTGTCAGTTATGTAAACAGTATCGGTTTCTCCTTCAATTTTGAATCCAGTACTCTTGATATTCAAACCTTCTGGTTTAACATTGAACTTATTGCCAAAACATAATTCATATTGAGCAAACTGATTTGTCAGTGCATTCAGATTTCTTCTAATAGTAACTCTAGTAATGTTGGATGTAATTGCACTATCAATGTTGTCGATTACATTCAGAACCTTACTATACTTAAATCTACCACCAAAACGATTGACATCACCAGATTTGGAATATGTTTCTAAAGAATTGATAATGTTTGTCTGTAACTGATTAACACTTGATATTTTAGAAGAGTCGTAGTAGATGAAAGAATCAACTTCAACATAAAGAACCTGAAGGTCAACAATCTTTTGATTGATACCTGTCAGCGAATATCCTTTCAGTTTTGTTAAAATATTCTTTTTATCAAAGTCAGATACAAATTCACCATTTTTTGGTTTGATGGTAATGAATACAGTTCCAAACTGTGGGGGATCCAATTCTTCTCCACCAACAACAGAAATGGATTCTGTATTAGGATAAATCTTCTGAACAATAGACTCATAATCTCTAGAGGTGACTGCTCTGTACTGAGATGAATAAAGTCTTGGTGCAAAGTATTTAATGGAGTCGATTGACTCAATATCTCCACCGTTAGAGGCAGCCACAACGGTGTCTACGGTGGGTACAACGGTAGGTATGACTACTTGTCCCGTTGACCCAGTGAAACTGCCTGCAAAGGCGAATATGGACGGTCCGTTGCCTTCCTTACCAGACGTAGTGATATAGTGAACGGTGACCACTGCACCGTCTTCTAACTTCTTACCAAAGATGCCATCACCAAAAAGAATCTCATATCTTTCGTCCTGAATCTCTTGAATCAGGTATGTCTCCGACGAAGATGTGACATTGATGATATTATCAATCATCTTATACTGTTTGCCAAGTCCGGTGTCTGCAGGACCTTTGACATAAACAACAATTGATGAAGTATCAATGGAAGAGTTGTCTAGAGTGAACCTTTGGTCGATTGATGCATTATTAACAAACTGTCTTGTTAAGAAGTTGCCTTCTTTGACTTCAATAGGGTTTGCTGTCGTTCCAAACGTTGCTACGCCGTTGGTAACGGTAGATGTAATACTTTCTGTAATTGCAAAGACATAATCAGTATTGTCTACACCACCTACGCACACTAGACCGGGTTCTAAGGTCAATGTGGGACTAGATGTAGCGGTTTGTACGCTGAACTTAATTGACGCCTTTGCAGCGGTTTTTGAGCGGGGTACGTAACCAACGTTTCTTGCAAGAGAGACAACGTTTTCTCTCAGTGTCGCAGAGTCAAGAAACGATTCGTTAACGACTAAGTTTGAGTTAAATGCGGTAATATAGGTGTTATATGCTAACGTATCGATAAGCACCGAAAAGTTAGACCCTTCAAAGTCAAAATCCGTGAACGTAGTGTTAGCACGGAGGTAGTCTTTGATCTGAGCTTTTATCTGATCGAAGTCTAGATTAGAAAATTTTGTAAGAGGCATATTACCTAGTTGCCTGGAGTATAAATGAGAAGTCTTGTGTAGGTAAGTCTTGACCTACGATATCGAAAACAACAGTGACCTCAAATTCATTATCATCGGGTCTAGGAGCAACGTCGATCCTTAAATTATCTACTCTTGGTTCGAAGTTTTCAATAGTAATACGAATTTGCTTCTCAATTACTGAGGCAGTACCAAAATCAACAAAACCAAAGAGACTAGAACGAACATCAGACCCTAAAAGAGAATTAAAAAACCTCTCAGTTGGGATGGTTTGCACCAAATTCCTGACAGATCTCTTAATTGCGTTCTCATTCTTGAGAATTGTTATGTCCTTAGTCACTGGATGTGCTTTAAAGGACAAACTAATATCTTTGAATGATCTAGATATCCTCTGAACAGCCATTAGAACTATAGTTTTCTTGATTTATTTATGTGCTTTACCTAACGTTCTACCTCTCTGAGGTTGTAATCTAACGAATTTAGGTAATTTATCATGTTTTCAGCAATAACATGCGGATTTTTAGGTCCGCATGTGTAAAAATCAGCGGCAATACACCCTTTTTCAGGCCAAGTATGGCAAGAAACGTGACTTTCTGCCAATGTAATGACGATTGTGCATCCTTGAGGGTCAAAACAGTGCTTAGATACGTTCAAAACACTCATACCGGCATCATTGATACCTTGTAACATAACCTCCTCAAGGGTCTCGGAGTCGTTTAAGAGGTCATATTCGACTTCATAGACCTCAAGGAGGAGGTGTTTTCCCATCGAAAACTTTTTATTCGTCAACATTTTGTATTATTGGGTGTCAAGTGGGCGATCTTCTTGGGATTTGTACATTTCTTCGATATTTTCTTGCTCTTTTTCACGTTCTTTGGCAGTTTTCCAGAAATATTCGTCTTCACGACCCATTCCAAGTCGGTCATAACCATTTTCAACAGAATAATACTGAGTTGAAACCTTAAAATCGGGCATTTTGGGGTTGACGGGTGTCAAACTGTTGTCAAAAATCCTCATTCTATTGTTTGGATACAGAGCATACTGCCCATTATCCAATTCAATCAGGTTATGAGACTTATGTTCGGCAGGATTCTCACTCGTTGCATAGTCTACAACGTCAGGATCCTGGTGATAGTTGTCTATTGTGCAAACGTAGGTGCCTCTTTGGATGCCATGATCTCTTGTATAGAGTTCATAGTCCATAGAACCAATGAATTGCTTCGTGACGGAGACCACACCATAGTCCATACAGTTCCAGAACTGCAGATTAGGTAGATCCATGTCAGGAGTCGGAGTCTCTGGTTCCGAGACAAACGCGCTGATCGGAAGTTTGTCGTACATGGCGGCATACTCAGGTAAGTATGTTTCAAAATAAAAGGCACGTCCGGGTATAGACTTAGCAGATACCCAGACGCCCTTTACAAATTCACCATGACCACTCTGGTGATCAGTCAGATATTCTTTTCTTACCCAAACTTCTACCGAAGGTAGATTAGTAATTAAACAAGACATACAAAACTTTACATCTTTACTTATTTACCCTGCCCGCGATAAATCTTACGAGCCGAGTTACGCGAGGTCGCGGCGTATTTTGTACCCTTACCACTCCCTTGACGAGTTTTTTTCGGGGGTCCTGGTACAAAACCGTCCTTGACTAGACCTGTTTTTGATTTCGCCATGATCCGTTGTCTCCTATGATGATTGTGTTAATAAGTTCTGGTTTGGGATGACCAGTCTGATAGTATTCTATCGCAAGATCATCCAATCGTTCAAAATACTCCAACTGACTTAAACCTTTGTAGAGGACCTTATCCCCTACTTTGATCGTATAAGTGTCAGACATGGTATCAGATTACTCGTGTCTTCTCGTGACCAACTCTAATACGAGGGTCGCACCAGATCTCGAATCCCGCTTCGATCGCGTCAAGACAGAATGATACGTCTTCACCGCACATGTCCTGCACACTACCTGATTCAAAGACTTGCATCTTGGGTGCGAACCAGGGATACTTCATACCCTCATTCTCAAACACACCCTTCTTGATAAGTACCCAACCGAAACCTGTGTAGTCTACAGTGAATGGTTTACGACGCTTCTGAATGCTTTCGATAGTCTCATGATTCATGACTCCACCGTTATTGGAAAAATCTTCTTCCTCCAACCAGTGAGCAACTGAAGTGGTACGACCGTCTTCAGTACAATACCAACCTGCTGCGATATCCTTTTCCATCAATACCAACTGAAAGAATTTCTCAGTGTTGAATACAATATCACTATCAATCCACAGTTGCCAATCATATTCCAGTTTACCATCCCACGGCAGTTGGTCAGGACCACGCAATACATTAGCACCAAGACACTTGCAACGTGCAAAGTTCACCATTGAACTGTAGTCTTGCGA